CAGTGATTTCCCTCCCCGAAACATCAAAATATTTTTTTAGTGCCTCAGATAGCTCGACGGAGCGAAAGTCGGAACGCCTTGCCGATTTCTGGGGCATTAGTTGAAAGAAAACACATTTAAAAGGCGCATGAAAGGCGGTGCAAAATGGCTACGAGCAGGAAAGGAACAACCAGCACAACTTCAACATCGAAAAAGCCCGTAAAAAAGGCAACTTCGAGCAGAAAAACGGTCAAAAACACGACAAGTGTTAAAAAAGTGGAAAAAAAGGACGATTTTCCACACGTTTTGACACCTGCTGAACAACTCTGTTCGAACGTTCGGGAAGATATCAAGCCGCAGGTCATTACACTAGCGAATGCAGTGCTTGCGATTCAGGCAAAAATCGAAAAGGAGATCCCGAAATATGGACGGATGAAGCTCGCACAAAGAGTAAAAGTCGGTACCGGAGAGAAGATCATTCGTGCGAATCCTGAGATTCAGGAGTTCAGAGCAACTGTTCGTGATTATGCCACCAGTTTGAACAGCTTACAGATGATCCTGACAGAAAATAAAGCGCCTACGCAGGTTTCTGACATGGATTCACTCATGAAGAAGTTCAAAATAGCGAAGTAATGAAAGTAAAGCAAGCTGCAAAGGTACTACTTGGGTACACGGAGCCGAGGTTATTCACTAAGCCGCTCAGAAAGCTGACCCCGAAGACATCTTTAGGGTTTGCGGCTATTGAATATGCAAGGGTAATTCTCCACAAGGAGTTATATCCTTGGCAGGAATGGGCTCTGATCCATGCTCTTGAGATAGTAGGCGATCTTGAGAAGAAATGGCGCTTTAGATTCCGCACTGTCCTGTTTCTGATATCCAGGCAGAACGGAAAGACAGTTCTCAGCGAGGTATTAGCATCATTCTTCTTGAATTTCCTCGGAGTCAGTTCCATATTCGGAACTTCCCTCTCCCTGGATAAAGCAGAGGAAGTTTGGGATGCAACTGTCAAAGATCAGGAAGAAACCCCGGAGCTTGCGGGAGCGGTTGAGAAAGTGTCCCGCACTAACGGAAGTAAGAGGTTAATACTCTCAAACAATAGAGTTTATAAAGTTGGAGCGCCCACCAGAAGGGCAGGCCGTGGAGATTCAAACGATATGGTCATGCTCGACGAGATCCGTGAGCATAGAGACTGGGAAACTTGGTCAGCTGCCGCCGCTTCAACGAATGCAAAACCGAACGGAATAATCTTCTGCTTCTCAAATGCGGGTGATCCCGATTCGGTCGTACTCAGACAGCTTCGTAGTCAAGCGGTCGCAATCATTGAGGGAACAGATGCACAGGATTTCGGCGGTGAAGTAGATGCCGATACCTTGGGGCTGTTCGAGTGGTCGGCACCCGACGGAGCCAAGACCGATGATCCAGAAGCACTGGCTCAAGCAAATCCTGCATTGGGATATGGTCGCTTGACTATGAGAGCTTTACTTGCACTTAGGGCAACATCCCCGGAGAACAAGTTCAGATCCGAGTCGATGTGCCAGCAGGTTGAGACGATTCTCCCTGCGCCCTTCCCTGATAAGGCATGGGAAAACGGAGTTGACGAGAAGTCAAACATAGCTCCGGAGTCAGTTTTATTCTATGGAATCGACATGTCCGCAGATAGAAGATGGACTTCCATCGGGGTATGCGGATTGAGAGAAGATGGCAATTATCATATCGAGGTTGTAGCAAGAAGAGTCGGATGTGACTGGGCTATTGATTGGTTCAGACAGAGAGCCGTAAGAGGTCCGATGAATCTTTGCTTCCAGGAACGTGGAGCTCCTGTTGCGGGACTTGCAGAGCAGATCTGCACTATCCCGAACATAAACAGGATAGCAATCTCAGGGCCTGACCTCACGAACGGATGGGGACGGTTCTGGGATGGAATCGCTACATCGGTTCCGGAGGAACATAGAGGCGGCACAAGGATATTCCATCTGCCTCAACCCGTTATGGATGCGCCAGCTAAGACGATGCAGTTAAGAAATTTAGGGGGCGGTGTAAAACTTCCCGACCGCACAAAATCCCCCGATGATATAGCACCTTTATATGCCTGCATCATGGCATTTACAGGAGCGACAAGAACAAGTGAAAGCAAAGGGAAGATCTATGAATCGTCATACGCAAAGGGATCGACTCTTGCGTTCGTATGAGGAGTAAAGAGATGGCGTTAATCCAGAGAGTTTTAAGAAGATATTTAGGCGAAAACAATGTAGTCGTGAGAGTAGAACAGTCTCCTGCTGCTGTTCCTTCTGTTGAGGGGCAGGTACCCAACGAATTATTTGCCTCACAGGCGAACGTTCAGGCGGTAGTCAGTTTCCTTGCTGACAGCATAGCTCAGTTACCTCTCAAAGTTTATGTCCGTGAGGGGGAAACAGAGAGAAAAAGAGACAGGGACTCAGTAGCGGCAAAGACTCTTTGGAGACCTAACGCAAATCAGACGGAATATGAGTTCATCAATGCCATGATGATTGAGTATTTCTTGAACGGAGCTGTTGCGGTGTGGCATCTTCCAGATCCGGATTACGTGTCAGGTAATCAGCTGAGGGTCATTCCTAGAGCATGGATTGTGGATTCAGATTTCGACACAGCATATTCACTCTCAAGCATAACCATAAGAGCAAGAGGTAACGCTCCTGCAGTAAAGATACCCGCAGAAGATTTCACATTCTTCAAGTATTACAGGCCCGGAAAGCCCGGTGGTTTTATCAGCCCCGTATCATCACTTAAGCAGATATTAAGTGAACAGATTCAGGCTGATAAGTTCCGCTCACAGATCTGGAGGTCTTCCGGAAGATTTAACGCATATATCACAAGACCGAAAGATGTATCTCCCTGGGACGATGAGACCAAGAAGAAATGGGTAGAATCATTCCGTGAGGGATGGGGTCAGGGTGGAGGTTCTGCCGGAAAGATTCCTCTCCTTGAAGACGGAATGGAGATCAAGCCTTATCAGTTCAACGCAAAGGAAGCACAGTACGCAGAGACAAAGCAGTTATCCCGTGAGGATGTTGCCGCTGCTTATCATGTAAATCCTTCGCTTATATGGCACACAAACACTCAGACATTTGCTTCTGCTAAGGACAACGCCAGAGCACTCTATTCTGATTGCCTCGGCCCTGTTCTTCAGATGCTTCAGCAGAGGATAAACACATTCCTGCTTCCGATGCTCGGAGCTTCTGATAATACCTATGTTGTGTTTGATCTCTCCGAAAAGCTCAAAGGTTCGTTCGAGGAAAGAGCATCAATCCTTCAGAGTGCTGTCGGCGGTCCTTACATGACCAGAAACGAAGCAAGAGCAGATTCGGATCTTCCTCCTGTTGAGGGTGGAGACCAGCTCATCGTTCCTATGAATGTTAATAACGGCATCAATAATCCAGCAGTTGAGGAAGAACCTGCAAAGATGCGATTTATCTCAAAGAAGTCAAGAGAAAGCATCCACATCAAAGGCAAGGCTGATGATGAAGAGAATGAAGCTCTTGCCGGAATAATCGAGAAGTTTTTCAAGAGGCAGGCAAAGAGCATCATTCCCAAGATCGGAGCAGGTAAAGAATGGTGGGATGAGGAAAGATGGAACTCAGAACTGACCGAAGACCTTGATCCTGTCATCTTCGAGATAGCTTCGAAGCATGGAACAGATACAGCCAAGGAACTCGGAACAGAGTATTACCCCGGAAAAACGGTCAATTATATCAAAGCACTCGCTGAGGGCAGAGCAAAAGCAATCAACTCTGCTACTAAGTCAAAGATAGACAAGGTTATCGAGAGTGATCCTGAAGACTTTGAGGAAGAGATCAATCACGTTTACGAAGTGAGAGAAGATAAGGATGCAAATCTTCTCGGAATGTCACTTGCCACAGCTGCAACATGCTGGGCTATCGGTGAAGCGTGTAACCAGGCAAAGGATCAGGGGTACTCGGCAGAAGTGTACAAGACATGGATAACGGGAGAAAATCCCCGTGAAGACCATGCGATGATGTCGGGCGAAACGGTACCGGTAGATTCTAAGTTTTCAAACGGTGCTGACTGGCCCGGAGATGACATACTTGGACCCGATGGGACAT